TAAGTTAAGGGGTGGGGAGGGAGGGCCACTTTGCGAGTGTGTGTTTACCGCCGTCCACGCTTCAGAAGAAGTCGAGGTAACTTTGAAAGTACAACCGATAAGCTGAGGGTACAGAGCAGCATCCGGGGCAACAAAGTCACCTATCTGGTATTTATCCCCGGTTCCCCCTACCCCTGGGATAGTGACTGCAGTGACTATTCCACCTGAGACGGTAATGTCTACCGTCCCGAGTCCACCGGTCCCGGAGAGAGCCACGAGGGGAACGCCAGGGTAAACCCCGTCCGGCAGGTTAACGCCTGGGTCCACGATTGACAAACCAGTGACGGCGGAAGGGCTGGAATAATAAATAGCTGCTGTGCGGGTATTGGGGTCGGTGTTTACAAAATCCCACCACATTTCGCCTTGTTGTGGACTCCCAAAGAGTGCAGAGTATGCAATGTACTTAAGAATCGAGTCGGGATAGATTTCCCACGTCCGGTTGTTGTAATACTTCATCAGAAGAACGTCGTAGTCTCCCGAGATTGTAATACTGAGGTTCTGCACATTGAATGTCGGACCAGTGGGACCCAACCCGTTGGCGTCATGGATGGAGACCGGGATCTTATAGGGAAGCAATAAGGCATCCGTTTCAAAATCCGTGACGTTAAGATACCTAAACTCGTCGGGAGACCAATAAGGTTCTGAACTTGCCCTGTGAAGAACAAGAGATCCCGGTGTGGTCAACGTGCCTTGCACACCGAGAACGTTGTCAGATATTCCGAGTCCAGTAATGTTTTCGATACGAACAACGGTTCCTATTGCCAAAGCACCCGATTGAGCTTGAAAAGTTGCAACGTCCGGATACACGACTTCGGCACCAGGTGTCTGACGGGGCTCTTGCCGGTAGTCAATCTCAACCCAAGCTTGGCAGTTAGTTTCGTTAGGTAACCAGACCGAGAGCGCCCCCGTGGTGTCATTCCACCACAAATCGCCGATTTTTGGAGAACCTGGGGCCAACTCTGAAACAGTTGTCTTTTGGTAGTAAATAAAATTTACAATGTCGTTAAAGTTGAGCGACGTTTCAACGGTTGGCAAGTACACTGACGCAGCTTCGTTAAAACCGTGAATACTTAGAGCGTCGAACACAAAGTTAAACGGTAAGTCTCCCCCTTTGTTCCCCCAGGTTCCTCGGAAGTTATCGAGCGTAGACACTGACTTCCAGTCAGAGGGGTCTACCCACTCTTTAATCAAAACTTCGAGCGAGTAGTTATTGGACTGAGCGCAGTCCGACCCAGACCATGCAAGGTAAGGTGTCAATCCCAGGTCATTTGACAAACTTTCTGGGACACTTAGGAACCAAAGACCAAGTTCGGAGTCGTAAGTTGGAGGAACTTCCGGAACCAGGGACGAGTCCAGGGATAAATAAATCGGTTGGTTAAAGTAATAAGTTGACCCGGCAAAAAGAACGGGGGATTTTACCGGAAATTTTTGTTGTGTATCGTACGAGGGGTATAGAATCAATTGTGACCCTGCGTTCCCACAGACAAACGAGTAATCACCTGAAACACCTACATTCGGGCGATTGAAAGGAGCTGGGCGGAAAGTTGGTAGGTCGACACGAAGCGGGACATTCGCTGCAATCTGATCGAAGAAATCCTGAGTTAACTCGCCAATAGAAACTACGTACTTGTCACCCTCCTCCTCCACTGACTGAAGTCGGTACACGGTGTCCCCAAGGAGAACTCGAGCTACTCTGTTAGGGCGTCCCGGTCGGAGAAAAGGTAAACGGTCAATTACAAAGGTGTTATTCCAGTTTCGAATCTGGTATATTCGCGGAATAAAGAAACTATTGTAAACACCAAATGTGCCTCCCAAAAGTTGGCGTTTTTGGTCAGGAGTGACAGCAAGATTATCCCAATAGTTAGGGCCATTCCACCCTAACATTTGAGCTAAAAAGTCCAGCTGCGCGTTTACACGATCTTCCGTCTCTGTTACTTGGGTTGTCTGATCCGGAGTCAACCACGGGTTTGTGTAGTTACGAAGCTCAAAATCTGAGATGTCAAAAACAGGAGTGAGTTGTGTCATATCATGCCTCTACGGTGATACCTTTGCTTTCAAGTGTGACGTACTCCTGTTTAAGGGAGGTTGTGGGATCCATCCAGTTTCGCGGATACTCTTGTGCCTGGTTGTAGAAATAGATGAGATTTTCATCAAAAGGTAGAGTCAACCAGTCAGCAACTGGAACATAGTCTCTGTGAATAATTGTACGCTGGTCGTCTACCCTTAAGATATTGAAAGAAGACCCGATATCTACGATGGCGAGGCGGCAATAAGTTGCGGGAACTTCGCTCCCATTCCCGACTGTGACAGTCGGGGGCAACAAACCAACGGGATACATAACCAACTGCGTGAGAGGCGAAGGTGCAGAGGGTCTCTCCAAGATAGTTACAGTTCCAGACACAGTTATGGACTGCACCGAAACTTTGGGGGAGGAGAATGCTATATTCCACCCTGTTTGCAAAACGGGAGAGTCAATGACGAACTTAAAAAATTGCCCATTAGCGTCAGTTGACACGTCAACTGTGGCTACCTCCGAGAAAGCACTTCCATTCACATACTGCAACGTAGCGGTACCGTTGTACGCTGAACCGGGGGGTAGCCTAAGCGTAATGTCGGAGTACGCTGCTGTTTGAGAACTCACCCACTGCAAGAAACTTTCGTTAGGTTGTATGCAGGACTGAAAAAAGGTGTCCTCATTTGACCAACGCAGTTGGGGGTTGTTTAGGAAAGCGTTTACTGCAGGGAAACGCCAGCCGACGATGGAGTCGGTGCTGGAGGTTATATTCAGAGGTTGCCCAACCAGCGAAAAATCCTCAACTGCGTATAATTTCGGTACTGGCGAATCGTCGTAGATAAGCTGATAAGCGAGATCATACTGGCCGCTACCTATATCAAGTGTGCGAATATCGATGATCGTCGGAAGAACGTCATCTTTACCGTACTCCCAGATAACGACTCCACCTTTAACTAGTAACGCTTTGTCGCCGTCTGCGGCAACCACCTCAACTGAAATCGGACCGTTGATGTTCTCACCGTACGGTAAATAAACGTATCCTACTTTCTCGATGCCCTCGATATTCTCGTTTAGACTGAGAACGTTTGAGTTCGCAACAAAATTGAAGAAGTTGATTTGATATGTTTCTGAAGTCGCAGGCAGGCGACGATAAATCGGACGACCTCCTGGAACCCACTCGGTCGGGCGGCTATGTAAGTTATTTACATCGATGTAAATGGACGACAGAACATTGAGGCGATCTTGCGTGACCGTTGTTTGAACCTGGGGGACCACGCCGTTGTTCAGTGGGATTAGTTGCTGGCTCATAGCTTCATCGTCCCCTCGTTATATTGAGGAGGGCTATAAGGGTAGGTTGTGCCTGAATACCACGAGAGTTGTGGAACTTCCGATAGAGTGGAAGCATTCTCCCACACGAAAGTCGATTGTTGCCGAGCGTTTGAGAATCGCCCGTTGTTCTTCGGGATGATTGTAATTTGCGCGACTCCGAGTTTCACTGCGGAAATATCTCGGCCAAGCTGAGAAAGGATATCCTCTTCACAAGAGTACTGGTCCACGTAGCGTAACAGATTACCCGCATACTCCTCATTTCGAGCTGTGTTTATCACCGTCGTGTTGGTCCAGTTTACCACTGTGTCGGCAGGCGTAAAAGCCAACATGGTGCGGTACAGATTGCGTCCGTCTTCCGACAGAACTGTGTCTTCTGAGTAAGTGACGTAGAAAGGATCGAAATAAGGGATATAGTTACCAACTTCAAATTGATTCGGACCATACTTCTCAGTTTCCACGAAGATTCCGTTTTCCAGATAGATGTAAAACTCGAACAAGGGGTGGACATTAGTTGTTGCCGTGTAAGCTATGGCTTGACTTCCTTGCCTGAAGAAAGTGCGATCGCCTTTGAAAAACCGGAACATGCGTGTTGGTTTTCTTACAGTACCGTTCTTAATCGCTAGTTCAAGTTGTGTGTATTGGACATTGGAAGTAGACAAGGGGAAGATCAGTCCCTGGTTCACCATCACTTGGGAGTTAGTGCTGGTCGGGGTGAAGTATTTAGCCGCAATGAAATACTCGGGGGAACTTGTGGCATCGGACCGGTATTCCAAATAAGTACCTGCCGGGAAACGAGGTTTGTACTTGTATATGGGCAACCCTTTGTCGCCATTTTGCACAACGACTTCTCGAACGATTCCTTGTTCGACAAGGTCGTCAAAGTATTCGCTGATTGTGCGACCGTTCGGCTCGTACGTGAATGCGTTGACGACGTAGGCGTATTTATTTACCACACCAAGGCGAATGTCTACGTAGTTGTAGTACGGGTCGGCCACGGGGTCGGGACCGGACCCAATCTGAGGTGTGTAGACCCAGGTGGCTGCTGAATAGGATTGCCCAACTTCCAGTTGTTGAGGGGTTATAGGGGAACCAAGTTGGAAAGCCGCTAAAGCCCCCGTAACATCGTTGGTAGCGGGCTGAAGAGTGAAGTTTTGCGCCACAACCCAAACAAATGCCCCAGGGCGCTGATCGAGGGGAATAATCGAAGCTGGATCGGGAACAAACTCATCGAGTGCGTAATCGTACAGAATAATTTCAGGGTCGTAAATACCTCCCGAGGTAACTTCTTGGTAGGAATTTCCTACAACCCAGGGGGAGTAGGCTTTGGCTGAGGATACTTTTCCTTTCGTAATTAACGTTGGGATCTCGTTCTGCGACCCGATTGTCAGGTTTTCGTTGATAATGTGAAGTTGACCGTCACCGTTTACCGAAGGGTCCCAGTAACAAACTTGGCCCTGAAGGTAATCACCTGGGACTAGAAACTCAATCTGCTGGAGAACCAGGTTCCCGTAAATCGTTTGATCTTTCTTTGTCGCGGAATAGGGAGTGAAGTCGGTAAGGACCGGATAATAGATCGGAACCGGTAGGGTGGTTTCTACAAGATCGTTAACTGTTAGTAGGTCTCCGGTCGGCTCAAAAGTATAAACGTTGGTGTAGGTGGCGGCGCCTGCCTCAAGGAGAGGAGGCGTGTTGTAAGCCGACGTGAACTCGATATGCGGATCAATGAAACGTGTTGAGGAGTCAAACGTGGAGTAAAATGCTGCGTCAACGTCACTGACCGTCGGATTTGTTGTGGAGGGAAACACATTGCCTGGCTGCAGGATCTCAAACAGACGGTCTCGAAAGTTAAGGGATGAGTCCTTAAGGTTAACCCCGAAGCTTCCGTTGGCATCTACCTCAACAGTTAAGTTATACTGAACTTGGCTGAGTGTGATGGGGTACAAGTGTCCCTGGTTCTCGACTGGAACGGAATAGTTGACTACGTTTTGCCCACGCTCAAGTTGTGCAGGGTTGAGTTCAACACCGCCGGGGCCTAGCACGAAAAACGAAACTTGCCCGTTGGCCTTAAGGTAGTCTGTAACATAGTTGTAGGTGCCTTGGTTTGGCCGATTCGGTTGAACCGAAGTCTGCGTGCCAACACCGTAAAAATCCGTAAAGAAATCTTGCCAATCCTCGGCACTGACTGGATTTCGACGGCGAATTAGCGTAAAGAATCGTTCCTGAACCTCAGGGTATGTCTCAACGTCGCTGCCACCGGTGGCTGGGAGAGGATTAATTACGGTGAGTCCGTTGATCTGAGTTGCGGAAACCCCTGTGATCGAGTTTGCAGGCGAGTTATAAATGGATCCTACAAACTGTGAGGAGACGGAGGCGTATCCAATCGACTCGCCAGGAGGTATGATAACTTCTGAGTCAGTAACGAAAGTAAAAGTCTCGCCTCCAGTTAAGTTGGAGTCAGTCGTGAAAGCGGTCCCAGCCGGAATAGCTGTAGGGGTGTCTGAAGGAGGGATCGTAAGAGTTAGGCGGGCGACAGAAGGAGTACCAAGACGCCGCATCGCCCCAAGAAAAGGGCCGAGCCACTCAATAAGGATGGATTGAGGGAGTTGGTTCGCGCGAAAAAGAAACTCCCCCTGTGCAAAAACCATCCCTTCCAGTAACGCTGCAAGAGGGTTACCGGCTGAAAAGTCATTTAGAGTTTGACCGGAGGCCTCGTAAACTCGCTGAGCTGCTTGCTGCACGAGTTGTGCTTCGTTCCTGGGGTCAATATTAACGGACGGTAAAGGTGCGTAACGGGCCATTTTTTAGTACCTTACGCTGGGCAGATGACGTCGGAGTTACCCCCGCCAACACTGTAGTTTTGGCAAGCTGGGTTCGAGGAGGATTCGTATATACCGTTGTCAATCTCGAGGTCGTCAAACAAAGACTGAACCCAAGTTTCTAAGACTTCTTTCGTGATGATGTCAGCAGCAACTAATGCGGCAAACTTCTGAGCAGGCGTGGGGACAGGTACGCCCGACGCATAGTTGAACTTGTCGTTGGTGGTATAGCTGCGAGGTGCGTTGGCGCGAACGTTCGCGGGGTTGCCTACGACTAAGGGGTCGTAACCGAAGTTCCACATTCCGGAGACTACCTTGTCTCCGCTGATGGGAGCGCCACTAACAAGCAATCCGGTGGCGTCAAGTTCGGGCTGGTTGGTGCCAAGTGTGGTGTAAGCGGAGTCCAGGCCGTTTGGACCCGTGCGCACGAGCGAATTCAGACCGAGCGGCGGGTAGTGATGGTCGATATCTTGACCGTCAAAATATATCTGTTGAAAACCATTAAGAAATTGGGATGTGACTATGACGCCACTTGAAAACGTTGTCTTCATTTTTGTTCCAGCAGATCGTCACAATGCGTTATTTGCTTTTACCCTTACCTGAGACCCAAGGAGCAGGTAACGGTGTCTTTGACCGTTTACGGATAATGTTGCCATAATCATCGTGGTGGTGGTACCATGCCATCCCTTTATTGCGAGGTCCCTGAACTGTTCCCCCCAGACGAGATGTCTCTTTGAGTTTACCAGAGTCTCGAGTAACTGCACCACCTATTTTGCCACCTTGGCTACAAGTTTCAAAGGTTTTTACACCGGGAGAGTGGATTCCTAACCCTAAGTCTCTAGCTAAGGCGCCCCCTGCTCTACCGTTTGCTTCCCTCTCCTCTGGCGTTAACCCATATATACCGACACCTTTCTCCCGGATGACTTCCGTACCTCTTTGACCACCAAGTACCTTGGCTTCGCGAGGTTGATTTTTTACGCCTTTCTTTCCCGCCTCCACTTGGGCGTTTCCAATTCGGTTACTTTCGGCCCACCAGGTCTCTCCCCCAAACTCACACACAATCCACTTGTCTTCAATCAAAAACTCCCCAATGTCGCCAAAAGTAACCGGTGCAGGGTGCTCGCATACTCGATAAGGTACGAACCTATTATTCTTACGTTTATTGTAAGACTCTTCCGCAATAATCTCGTTGTAATCGTTACCGGTTAAACCGGATACGAGATGGCTTTTCTTGGGGTCAATGTGTTCTAAGTTGAGCATATTACTACGTAATTTTGCTCCATTATAGTGCTAGTCTAGAGCAGTAAACTCCCTACAAAAAGACCCCCGCCGAAGCAAGGGTCCTTAAGGTATTGAACGGTAATCCCGGCGGGATTACGTTCTTTCCCAGTAGTTTACCGTTAGTTCAATTTCGATAGTCTGAACATCGCCGCTCTCACGGTCAACGTCAGCAGTCGTGATCGAAACAAACTGGCACTCGTAGCAGATGTACTGGCCACTTGTGGTTGCGAAACCAGAGAATGCTTGCTGGTAGCTACCGTCGCAAGAGGTCGGGGTCACAGTTACAGTGATCGGATTACAGTTGTAATCCAGCCAAAACTGCTCGAGGGACTTAAAGATAGTAGGGTCGTACGGTGCGGTCAACGTGATGTTGTCGGCGGTACGAGGTCCCACAATGTGGTACAGGCGGTTGCCTGTGCCGTTAGCGTAGGTGCTGCTATCTGAGGAATCATTGATTCCGCTGAACTGAGTAAAAACCGAAACAAAAGTCGCGGCGGGCGCTCCAGCATTGGAGAGCGCGGTGAAGCTCACTTCGTATTGAGCTTTTGTTAACGGACGGAGAATAGCCATGATAACACCTCTTTAGTATCCTATATCAGGACAGAATGTCGGTGATCATCGCGCCGGAACCGATAAGACCAGTAGCACCGAGGCCAACCAGGTTGACAACACGCTCGACAGTAATCTCAGCGCGGACAACGCGACGCTCACGGATGTAGTACTCAGGACGAACGGCAGGGGTGCCGGTCAGCTGGTAGGTGTAAGCGAAAGCGGGGGTGGCAGCATTAGCACCACCGGCAGGCATCACAGAATCGGAAGGACCGTTGGGGCTATAGAACAGCAGAATTCCATTCTCAGGGAACACGGGCTGCAGGCTACCGTCGGTGGCCAGATAACGACCCTCAGCCACGCGCAGACCGCGCTCGAGACCGAAGTAGCGGGCAAGCATGTCGGTGTCGATGCTGTCGGCGGTAGTGTACTTGATACGCTCAAGGATCGCCTGGTTGGTCAGCAGCTGGTCAAATACGGCAGTACCAACAACCATCGAGTTAGGACGGATACCGATCTGGTTAGCGACGGAACGCTTCAGGGTCAGAACGTCTTCGATCGGGTTGGAGGTAAGGGAGGACCAAGCCGAGGGGCCGGAGGCGGCACCGTAGGCGGTGTTAAAGGTTGTCCAGGTAGTGAAGCCCAGGCCGTCTTGAGCACCAGCACCGGTGTTCGGCTCGTAGGGGTTGTAAGTACCGGTTACGGTAACAGCCTGAGATACGGTGTACTCATAGGCGTTCATCAGGCGGCTCATGGCGTTGCGAGTTTCGATCGCACGCAGGTCTACCTGAGCGGGGCCTTCGCCAGCGTTCTCAATGACTTCTTCGGGCAGTTCCCAAGCCACCACTTCTTGCTCGAGAGCATAAGGCTCCGAGTCATAACGTGATTGCACGTAGGGGATGTTGGTGCCATATGCACGGCGGAAGTCGTTGATGGCGAACTGCTCTTTGCCGAAGCGCAGAATGCGGCCAGCACGAGTCGGGGTATCTACAACAGGAGCAATAAAGTTGGCGATATTTGTCGCCGGCAACATGAAACCTTGTGCCAGTGTAGTCAGAATCGGATCTACACCAGCATAGGTTTGCTGGAGGTTCATCATGGGAGGGAGTCTCCGAAATTAAAATGTCTTCAAATGGTTGCAACCAGGGCTGGGGCTTACACCGAAGGATGCCCAGCCAAAGTTAACTATTAGGCGAACGAAACGAGCACCAGACGGCGACCGCCGATGGTTACGTTCTCGCGGATCAGCGGGGTGGTGCCGTCCAGAGTCACAGCGGTTCCGGCGGCGGTAGCCTGACCCAGCAGGTTGACTTGCAGGGGGGTGTTCAGGTTGATTGCGGCAGAAGCAGGATCCACTTCAACCAGCAGCAGGCCGGAGGTAGCCACAGTCAGTTGACGGGCAGTGTAAGGCTGAGCCAGGGCGGAAGGCATGTAGGCCTGGTTGATACCACAGATTGTGGTAGGGGCCACAGTGAAAGCATCGCCGGCAGCGGCAACGTTGGGACCAGCCCAGGTAGCGTAGCTAACGGCACGGAGTTCGCCGACTTCGACGGTACCGACAACACCACCTTGGGTGTCGACGGCGGCTTCCCAGGTCTCAGCGTAACGGATATACTGTTTTCCGTACACGGGTGCGGCATTTGTAGCCATGTTTTTATCCTATAGTAAGGGACTTCAATGTTTAGGTTTGTTTGCTCTAGGACTTGTTTTGTCACCTAGTTGACGTAACCAGTTTTACCCTTGCCAGGAATTAACGGTATTCTACGACACATCGACAGCGATCGTAACAGCGGCAACCTTTTCCGGGCATCGGGAGTTCTCCGAAAGGAGCCCACCCTTGAGCGTCGTAGTTCTTACAGTCAATACAACAACGTTTATCCTGTTTAGACAAACGACGCATTTCTTTAAACCCTTGGTCTTGAGCAACCATGTACTCACCGAGGCTAAAGAATGCAAAGATTGGTGTCGCTAAGTACCGTGCAACACGTTTGGCAAGAGAAAACCATGTTTTTCCTTGTGCTCGTTGCTGACTGGCCTCTCGAGTGCCTTCCTCACTTGGGTTGACGCCTTCAAGAACATCTGCATCGAGTTCGATCGCTCCGGGTACGACGCTAAGGAGGTCGTAATCCGCGAAATCAAGCGTTTGATCGCCAAGGCGAAGTACGCCGGAGTCGATATATTCCTTGGTCTCTGCCAAGAACTTTGTTAAAGGAGGTAGCATATCTCCGACGATTGTCGGCCACGCTTTCTCCATCTTTTCATCTGGTTTGTTTTCTTTTGCACCCAAATAGACGGCGGCAAGGGCAGAGGTGAGTGTTTTGTCGAGCATCGCTCGCTCGTACTCTTCCCATCTCATTAACTTGTCTCTCAGTCCTTTCACTAACCCTGTGGATTCTGCCGCCATCCGTTCTTCCAGACGGTTCTGCTCTTTATATTTTCGAGCAAGGGTTCGAGCTTGGGTGAAGTAATCTCCCCTGCGCTTGGTTGCCATGCTAACAAACGAGAGGAGATCCATACTAACCTCAGGAGAACATCGCCTTCTTCAGAGCTTCGACGTAATCCATCTTGCCCTCAGAAGCTTCAACCATCTGGAGTGCTTTTGCGTGGGGATCCAAATCTTCCTCGGAATATTGGAAAGTCCCACCTGCAACTTCCCCAAACGATACCATCGGAGGAAGTTTGCTCAAGAGGCCCAGCAGTTTAGTGGCAGCAGTTTCGCCTTCGCTAAACTCCAGGGTGCCAAACTCCAGACCTTCGCAGTAGCTAATCAGCTCTTGCTCGGGAATGATGCCGTCGGTCAGGCGACCTTCGGTGTACAGGGCCTCGACGAAGTTGGCCATCTGACGACGACGATGCATCATCTTCTCTTCAGCGTGGCGACGCTCGAGTTCGGCGTATTTGTGCTTCAGAGACTGCAGCTCTTCGTACATTTGCTGAGGGAACCCCATGGCTTTGGATTGGCCCATTGAGCCCATGCCGTAGTCCATGCCGCAGCTGGAGTGGTCGGCAGACAGCTCATTGTAGTCCTCCTCTCCTTCATCAACTCCGTCGTCGCCTTCACCCTCTTCGTAGGTAGATCCGAATCCAGTCTTGGTGTAGGGGTCTTTCTTCTCACCGTGCTCTTCCGCGTAGACACCGCCAGATTTCTTCGAAATCTCAGCAGGGTCCTTAACGGTGCCCATAGCGCCTGGGGTTAGTTGCTTGGCCTTGGACTTCTTGCCGTCACCAATGTTTTCACGAAGGCTCTCAAGAGAGGCTTCCTTGAACACACCCGAGGGGCCAGTTACCTGGTTCTCGTCATCGACACTATCCATAGCGCCAGGGGTCAGCTGTTTGGACTTAGCCTTGGGCTCACCCTTGTAGGACTCAGCATAGGCTCCATCAGGTCCAACAATCTGACCTGCAGTGTCAGTGTCGTCCATAGCGCCAGGGGTCAGCTGGCGATTCTTGGACTTCTTGCCATCGCCGATTTCTTCGCGAAGGGTTTCCAGGTTGGCTTCGCCAGAGATGTCGCCTGTCTCATACTCCGCGTGCTCAACCATCTTGCTACCCTTCATTGACTTGCGGGCGGTTGTAACACCGTCTTCGCCGGTCATTTCGTCAGCTTGGGGCTCAGCATACAGCAGGTTGTGGGTGCCAACCGATTTGGCACGGGCATCGGAGGACTTTTGACGGATAACACGCATAGATCCGTCGGACATGACATTAACGGTCTTCACAGCGAAGATCTCGTCATCAGGCATTTCTTCCGACTCAGTGGGCATCTTGGTAGCGCCGTCATCACGACCATAAGGGTCGTTACCGTCTGAAACTTTCGGGGCGTTGACACCGTAGCTCTTAGCGTCTACGTCGTACTGGTCCATGTTGTTGACACGCTCGTAGTTGTCAGCTTGGCCAGCCCAGCGCTCTGCACCGTCAGAGGACATTTCGGAGTCCTTGGCGGTGTGCATACGATCTTCGTCTTGCTCACCATTTTCAGCAGTGTGCATGCGATCGCGATCTTGCTCACTGGATTTGGCGGTCTTCATACGACCGACATTGCCGTCCGCGTCGGACTTACCGGTCTTCATGCGGTCGACATAACCGTTATCGGCAGAGCGAGCGGTTTCGTAGCGGCCAGTAGGGTCTTCAGCGTGGTCAGCTGGGCCAGGGCCACCGTCGCCACCGTGACGTTTCATCACGCCTGAGTCGGTCATGTCGTCTTCGGCATGCTTGACTTCCATGCCTTTTCCTTTCGTTTTGGCTTTCATTTCTTCGGCCTTTTTCTTGAAGGCTTCGGGCATTTCGCCGTGTTTTTCATCGAGTTTTTTCTCGTCAGCTTCTTCGTAGACATTCTCTACGACTTGCATAACTTGGCCGTGGGCACCTTTGGCGTGCTTCCGGCTGATTTTTCCTTGGTCCATAAATTCCTCTTCCGGAAATTGAGTTTCGAGGTCAGCCGTCTGCTGAGAGATTTCAGTGCCTTCGCGACCCGTGTGTTTGCTGGTTTCTTTGAATTGGGGAGCGTCAGGGTTTGCCATTTGAGCGGCGTCCCCTTGACTCGTTGCCGAAGACCCGGCAACTTCTTGCGTGTTTTCAGTTGTTTGCGATTGTTGGTTCTCTTGCAGGTCTTTGACCGCACTCGACACATCCTCTCGGACGGCATCGAGTTTCTCGCGGAGCATTTCGAGAGGGCTTTTTTCCACAATCAAGGTGGGCCCAAGGTCCTCATCGAAGATGTCGGAAGGAGCGAGAGAAACGGCGAAGTCGTAGACTCCCTCTGCTTCCGAGAAAGAGAAGGGTTCTAAACCTTTCACTGCAGGGGGAGAGGCCCCCAGCAGAGCAAGGTGGCGAGCACTCCACTTCCCCTTGTGAGGGTTTATTGCGCTGTCAGGCGAGTAAAAGGAGATCGAGACCTTGCGGTAATGACCTTCTTTTACTAAATCTCTAGCAGTATCGGTAAAAGCAACGTCAGCATAAAGATTTCCGCCTTGCTGGCTGAACCCTTTGATCCAGCCGTAGGCAGGAGTGCTGTCGTTATCACCGGCATGCCCGATAACAAGGGGAGCTTCGTGGATGGAGGGGTCGTAGTTTTTCACTACCTGCTCAAGATCCTTTTCAGAGAAGTGCCTCTGAACACCTTGGGCAGAAGTTTGGTCCCCCGCCTTGAACACATGAATCTTTTTTGTGAACACCGTGTTTAGTAGTGACCCGTTATACGTTTTTTACCCTACTTATCCATCTCTACGGCTTCGTCTTCTGATATAATCTGATTGCCAAATGGTTTCTTCCCTTCTTCCTCATCTTCATCTTCATAAGGCAACCCTAAGAGTCTCATGATGTCTTGGTCAGATAATTCATCCTCTTCGAGAGGCTCACTAATCGCATCGGCTTGAGATTCTTCAGGAGTTGCCCCAGCAGGGGTTTCCATAGCATTCGCAGCAGCCTGAAGCTCTTGGCCCGCTGCTGCCTCTTCTGCCGGAGGGGCTCCGGCTTGGTCGCCACCGAAAATAGAGCCGAACAGGTCTTGATCTTGCTCCGGATCAAAAGTAGTCCCTTGTTCTTGCTCGCCCTCGTCATCTTTTTTCTCTTCTAACTCGACACGGAAATGACGTTGAATCCATTCCTTGCGAGGGGTATATCCCGACTGGATTAGTAGGGAAACGTCCGGTACTGTAAGGGGAGATTCCTCAATACGGAATTCACGAGTTAGGATTGGCGCGGCAACATCTGTACCAAAGTTCAAATCAACAATCCACCTGACCAGTGTTTGTGTTAAAGTTTGAGACAGGGTTTCAGACAGTTCGCTGGCGCGAACCACGCGAATGGTGTTTGCTACTTGAGACGAAGCACGTGATCCAGCCTCGGCTTGACCTGCTTCGTCTTCCCCGCAGATTACCAGTGAGATCTCTTTGTCGATATAGTCGATCAGGTTTTTGAAAACCTCGGGGGAACCGGACGGTACGACAAACTCAAGTTCGTACCCTTCCGGAAGAATCATCGCAGTTTCTTGGGAGAGATTGGATAAGTGTCCGTACAGAGTATCCAGTTCTCGCGTGCTTGCGCTGAGCGGTGCTTTCGCAACAGCAGTCGGCGTCGCGTAACGGTCGCCGTAGAGCACGTAAGACTCGATGGCACGGCGCCGAAACTTGACGAGAGGATAAAGAATCCGGCCCAAAGCAGCACCGTACGGGTCACCGTTGTGCGAAACATAGTATCGAGATACAATAAATTTCCGTTGGGGTAGTTCGACGCCCTCAAACATCCGGTTAAAGGTGAGGCAACGCATTGTGAATCCTGTTTGAGCATCCTCGGATTCCTGGAAGACGAAACGGCGTTGATCTCGCATGCGAACGTCAAAAGGGATGACTCCGCGCTTGGTTTTCTTCCACATTATTTCTCCGACTGAGAAACCTGTGACCATGGATTCTGCCATTCCAGTGTAAACACGGTCTATGTTCATCTCCTCGAGAACCTCGGCAACGAAATCCCGAACTGCGAGATCTCCTGGTTTATCTGAGTATTCTTGAACGTACCAAGGCCGAGAGGTTACTTCTTGCAAAAGTTTGCGAAACGATGCTTGAACTGCCTCGTCGTAAAGGAGACGTTGATAGACTATTAGGGCTCGGTTGCCACCTTTTTGGATTAAGAGATCGTCGTTAGGCCTGACGATGGTATTTCCAGCTCCCGTGAAGGGGCTCGATGACCCGAATTGATAGATCGCAGATAAATTCCAGGGGTCAGAAGTGTAGCGAGCCACCTCCCCACTAGGTACCGGAGCAGTTTTGAATCTTTGGGCCATTTACTTACTCCTTTTGATGCGACCGCGAACCCAACCTTCGCCGGGGCACGTTTTAGCCCGGGTTGAAGTCATACCGTTATTCCACCACACATTGCCTTTGCCCGAAATACCCTGCCTCTCCGCAGTTCGAGGTATCTGAATTCTTCCAGTAACCCACTCACCGGGGGGAGACTCCACTCCAAAACGATTTTCAGCACCATTGTTCCACCAGCAGCCCAGGCGCCCCATAACCCATCCTTCCCCGGGGCACTCGAAAACTTTCACCTGTTCGATACCGTTGTTCCACCATTTTGTTCCAGCTTGTGACGGTGGCTCAGAAGCATTCGGATTGTGATTCACACACCACATTGTGCCGTGATAGAAGTCCAGGTAATACTGCTCCTCGTCACGAGTGTCCAACCCGTCGTCTTCACCCGCAATCCAATAGAAGTTTTCAGGGTTCTTATGTAGTGCTCGATGAAACAGCGGATTCTCGTTTTTGGTGCCGTGGTGTCCTCGGCATCGCCTTACGAAATCCTGAGCGCTCCCCACGTAGAACTTCTTGTTGGTTAGATTTATCGCAGCGTAGGTAATCACACGGCAACAGCGTTTATAATCTATTTTACCCTTCTTCCGTTTCTGTAAATCGCGCAGCGATTTAGTTCGCCAAAGTAAAGTTTAGCGGCGCCTGCATAGCACCGTCAATGGCGTA